CAGCAATACAAACTAGCGTATGAGCATTTACACCAAGGTCGATATGACGCTGGATTTAGGTTATTTGAATACAGATGGCATCCGCAAATTCTTGCTAACCAAGTAAGCCCATATACCCAAAAGCCTAAAGGCCCTGTAACCTGGCGTGGCGAGTCGCTTTTAAATAAGTCCATTGTTATTCAAATGGAGCAAGGCTTTGGCGACATATTTATGTTTGCTCGCTTTTTGCCATTTCTTAAAGTCATGGGCGCACAAAAGGTCGTATTACTGACGCATGGCTCATTACTTGGGCTTTTAGGGCAGTTTGAATGTATTGATGTCCTAACCAACCAACCCGAATGTCCTGATGTTGTGGAATGTGACTATTGGCTAGGCAATATGAGCCTTCCTTACTATATTTCTTGCGCTGACAAATACGCAAAGTCATTGTTTCCCATTACAAACAAAAAGATTGTAGGGTCTGAAGGGTATTTAAATGCCAAACCTTCCAATATTGAACCCAAAATAGGGGTAAATTGGGGCGCAAGTCGCAACATTCTATTTCACATAAAGTCTATTCCTGACCACCAAATGTATAGCTTGGTAGGGGATAACGCTTATAGCCTTTCTCCAGAGCATGACGGCTTTTTTCACCCTTTGCCTGACGATGGTTGGAAAACCGACTGGAGCGTCACAGCAAGCCACATGAAGGCTATGAAAGGCATTGTGACAGTAGACACAGGCACGGCTCATTTAGCAGGCGCATTAGGCGTTAAAACGATTGTGCTACTGCCTAAAGAAGAATACATTTGCTGGCGCTGGAAAAATGCCAAATGGTATGACTCTGTTGTTGCATTGCGTCAAGAAGAATATGACCAAGTACCTGACTTAATAAGGAGAATGTAATGGTTTGCCCTAATTGTGGTTATTCTGAAGGTAATCATGTTGCAAAAAAACAACAATCTGAAGAAGAATTCTTTATTGAATGGTGGACTCCTACTATTGGCGAAGAAGAAGCCAAGCGGTCATGGCTTGAAAAGCAAGAAAACAAAAAAAAAGAAACTGCAATGGTGATGTCTGACATTGAAGGTTATGTTAGCCAAGTAGACGGTACATGGATTAAAAGCCGTAGTCACCACAGAAGCCACCTAAAACAGCACCGAATGATTGAATTGGGCAACGATGTACCAATGAAGCATAAAGAAGCAGATATGAGCGCCAAATCCAAAGAGGCTAGGAAACAACACCTTGCGGAACAGGTATACGCAAAACTTAACTACCGATAACTTGGAGAAAACAATGTCAGACTTAGACCGCAGAGAACTATTAATGCAAGCAATGGAACAAGCAGAGGATGCCCATGACGAAGAACCCGTGGAAACAGAAGCGGTTTTGGAAGAAGATAATGCCCAGGAGCCCTCTGAAACAGAAATTAGCAATGCAGATAGAGAAGAACCTGCCGAGGATATTCAAGTTGCTGAACATGAGGATTCGGATGAAGAACCGCAGGAAAAGTCCGTAACTCGCCCTTCTACTTGGAAGAAAGAGTATGTCCAAATTTGGGACAAAATGGAAAAAGGCGAACAGATTAGCAAAGACGATTTTACTAAATTTGCCGAATATGCCAACCAGCGTGAGTCTGAATATAAGAAAGGCGTAAGCACTTATAAGGCTGAAGCTGACCGTGCTAGAGGTTACGAAGAAGCTATTGCGCCATTTATTCCTGAGTTGCAAGCACAAAACATTAGCCCTGCCGCATGGATTAATAACCTTGGTAGAGCACACATGGTTTTGTCTAAAGCGCCTTATGACCAGAAAGTGCAAATGTTTCAACGACTTGCACAAGATTATGGTATACAATTAAATGGTGAGAATGTTGCGCCTATACAACAAGACGCATATACTCAACAACTGATGAACCAGTTAAATCAGGTAAATCAGGAAGTTTCAAACATTAAAGGTCGGTTTGCCCAAGAGGAAAACCAACGCTTAATGACTGAAATTCAGAAGTACCAAAGTGATAAGGAGAAATACCCTCACTTTGATGTGGTAAGGGAAGAAATGGCTCAATTACTTGAGTTAGGAAAGGCCCAAGACCTCGATACGGCTTACAAGAAAGCTGTGCGGATGAATGACGAAGTTTGGTCTTTAGAACAGGAAAGACTCCTGAAAGACGCAAAGAAAACGGCAATCAAAGCACAACAAGTACAGAAAGCTAAGGCTGCTGCGGTTAGCCCCAAGTCCGTTACTCCTAGCGGAAAAGTGAGCAACCCAGAAGATAAAAAGGATAGACGGTCTTTAATTGCCGAACAAATGGGTGAGGCAATGAGCCGTAGGGTTTAACTAAACATTTTTTAAGGATATATCATGGCATATGCTAACTCAGCAATAACCGATATTATCGCCACAACTATTCAAAGTCGTAGCGGTGAATTGGCAGACAACTTAACACAAAACAACGCTATTCTTCAGCGCTTGAACCAAAAGGGCAATGTACGCCCATTCTCAGGCGGTAATGTGATTTTGGAAGAAATCATGTATGACGACAGCGCAACTAACAACGCTAACTCTTATAGCGGATATGAAGTATTGAACATTGCTCCAGATAGCCCTATTTCTGCTGCACAATACAAAATCGCTCAATACGCAGACTCAGTAACAATGTCTGGTCTTGAAATGTTGCAAAACTCAAGCAAAGAAGCAATCATCGACTTGTTAGATGGTCGTATGCAAGTTTCTGAAGCTCGTTTGCTAAACCGCATTTCTGGTGACTTGTACGGTGATGGTACTGGTAACGGTGGTAAGAACTTGGATGGTTTGGGCGCTGCTGTTGCAGTTTCTCCAACTACAGGTACTTACGGTGGTATTAACCGTGCTACTTGGACTTTTTGGCGTAACCAAATCACCACAGGCGCTACTAGTTCTTCTAACATCTTAGCTAAGATGACTGAAGCTGCTATTAAGCAAATTCGTGGCACAGACAAAGCTGACTTAATCGTTGCTGGTAACACAATGTACACCTACTATGTAGGCTCATTGCAAGCTATTCAGCGTATTGCTTCTGAGGAATCAGGCGCAGCAGGTTTTGCTTCCCTCAAGTTCTACGGTGGTGGTACATCTGCTGATGTGGTACTCGGTGGTGGTTATGGCGCACAAGAAACAGCTACTTATATGTATTTCTTGAACACTAACTACATTTTCCTCCGCCCACATAAAGAGCGTAACTTTGTACCTATCGGTGGCGAGCGTCAAGCTATTAACCAAGACGCAATCGTGAAGTTATACGGTTGGGCTGGTAACTTGACAACTTCTAACAGCTTCCTACAAGGATTGCTAACTGGTAGTTAATGAATAGGGGGAAACCCCTATTTATAAACAGTTTAACTAATTAATAAAGGAAATAATCATGGCATTTACCGTACTCCCCATCGCAGGTGTAGACCTCGTAGACGTAGTATCAGTTGTAGAATTAACCGCTAATGGCACAACAGTTCCTCCGTTTGGCCCATTAGGCGCAGAAACTTTTGCTGATGACGGTCGCCGTTATGTTTGGGCAAAAGCTGGTGAGGCTATTACAGCTTCTACAGCAACTTGCTCAATCAATACGACTACTTTCGTTGCTACTGCTTCTGCTGGCACTTACTTAGCTCCAACAACCACAATGGCTTCAGGCGATTATGGTTGGTTTAGCAAGGCTTCAGTCTAAAAAATTGAAGAAATAGTAGTAAGCTAGGGATTCCCTCATAAGGGGAGTCCCTTTTATTTTTTTAAAACAACCCTAACTACTTAGGAGATTTAAATGGCTATTGATAGCGATGTACAAGGTGCAGATGCACGACTAGCAGTCCAATTCTATAAAAAAAGTGTCAAGCAAGAAGATTCTTCTATTGAAGCTAACAGACCGATTTTTAAAGAATTTGATTTTGTCCGTATTATGGTTCCTGGCGACAATTTGACAGAAATTGACACATACGCCCAAGAGTCCCATAAAGCCCGTTTTCCTCGCCAATGGGCGCATTACCAAAACCAAATGGGAAGTCATGAAGACATTGTTGGCACACCATTAGAGCAATGGCCTCAAATTACTCGTAGCCAAGCCGAAGAATTGCGTGGACTTAAATTCCACACAGTAGAGTCTATTGCAGACTGTTCTGACCAACAACTTCAGCGTATTGGCATGGTTGCAGGCATGTCACCGCATAATTTCCGTCAAAAAGCCAAGGCTTTCTTGAATTTAGCTAACGATTCTGCCGAAGTAGCACACAGAGAAGCAGAAATGCAAGCATTGCGCCAAGAAAATGATAAAATTAAGGCAGAAACAGATGCGAAGCTGGCTGCTATGCAAGAGCAGATGTCAGCGCTACTTGCGGCTGTTGCGGAAAAGACTCCCAAAACACGCAAACCCAAAGTAGCCGAGGCTTAATATGTCCCAAACGATGTTGCAACTGGTTCAACAGACAACTGCTGAATTAAATTTAGCCGTACCTACCTATGTTGCTGGAAATCAATCACAAGATGTTCAGCAAATATTGGCTTTAATGAATGGTGCTGGTTATGAATTGCTTAAAGAGCATGATTGGCAAGCATTACAGGTGCAATATCGTTTCTACACACAGTCTATTACTGCTAATGCCACAACTATTAATGGTTCGTATAACTTAACTTTTGATGGCGGCACAGATTTAAGCGCTGTTACAAGTCAATGGCAATTAACAGGCTATAACATTCCGCAAGACACTTATGTAATTTCGGCCAATAACACTACAAAAGTAGTAGTTATGAGCCAAATGGCTACAGGTGATGGCGTACAGTCTGTTGTTTGCGCTCAAACCGCTTACGACCTTCCTGCCGACTTTGAAACCATTACTGACCGTACTCAATGGGACAAGTCTAAGCATTGGGAAATGTTAGGGCCAGAAGATGCCCAACAATGGCAATGGTTAAAGTCTGGTTATATTTCTACAGGGCCTAGAGTGCGTTGGAGAATATTAGACAACCAATTCCAAATATGGCCTGTAATGAATACTAATGAGTATTTAGGCTGGGAATACAGAAGCAAAGGTTGGGCAAGAAGCGCTGCTGGCGCTATAAAAAATAGCTTTACTGTTGATACTGACACTACTGTCTTTGATGACCGTATTATGGTGCTTTATACAAAGCTAAAGTATTTCCAAGTTAAGTCTTTTGACACTACTGCGCTGCAACAAGATTATCAGCGTTATTTAACTATTGCCAAAGCTAACGACAAAGGTGCGCCTAACCTTAGTTTTGCGCCATACCCAAGCAAAGTGCTTATTGGTTATGCCAATATTCCTGATACTGGCTATGGTAGTTAATTATGCTATTAAGCCCATCTAAAAAGTTTACTGCAAACACAGCGTCTTTGCCTTCTCCTATTGGGGGATGGAACGCTAGGGATTCTTTGGCTAATATGGCGCCAACAGACGCAGTACAACTTACAAACTGGTTTCCTACGCCTACCGATGTAAGCCTTAGAAAAGGTTACACAAAAATTTCTACAGGTATTACAGGCACAGTAGAAACCCTAATGAATTACGCTGGCGTAAGCTCTCAAAAACTATTTGCTGTTGCAAATGGTGTGATATATGACACCTCTACAAGCGTAGCAACCTCTGTATTTACAGGACTTTCTAATAGTCGTTTTCAGTTTTCAAACATTACTACTGCTGGCGGTCACTTTTTAGTTGCTTGCAATGGTGCTGACCCTACTATTATTTATGATGGTTCTGTATGGTTTAAAGTAGCCACAACCACAACAGCACAGACTATTTCTACAATTACTAGAGGTGGTGCAGGAAATTTAACAGCCACAGTTACTACTGCTGTTGCTCATGGATTGGCTACAGGAAATAGAGTTACTATATCTGGCGCTGCGCCTACGCAATACAATGGTACTTATGTTATTACCGTAACAGGCGCAACTACCTTTACCTACACAATGGTTTCTGCCCCAGCTACAAATGCTACCGTTGTGGGAACTTATAGCATTATTGGTATTACAGGCATAAATTCTAATACTTTTATTAATGTAAATTTATTTAAAAACCGTTTGTATTTCACCGAAGAAAATTCGATGAATGTATGGTATTTGGATGTTGATTCTATTGGTGGAGTAGCAGAAGTATTGCCTTATGGCTCAATCGCTAGAAATGGTGGTTTTGTGCAAGCTGTAGGCACATGGACATTAGACGCTGGGCAAGGCGCAGACGATTACTTTGTTGTAGTCACAAACATGGGTGAAATTATTGTTATTAATGGCACAGACCCTACTGCTCCCGAAACATGGCAATTAAAAGGTGTTTGGCAAATGGGTCAAACTTATACTCGTAATTGCTTTTTTAAATTTGGTGGCGACCTTTTATTGTTGACTCAAGACGGAATTGTCCCAATGTCTGCTGCATTACAGTCTAGTCGCCTAGACCCTAGAGTCAATATTACAGACAAAATTTATTATGCTGTAAGCCAAGCTGCAACTCAATATTATGACAATTTTGGCTGGCAAATACAGTATTTTGCTAGTGAAAATATGTTGATATTTAATGTTCCAGTTACAGGTGGTATACAGCAATATGTAATGCACACCATTACAAAGTCTTGGGCTAATTTTACTGGACTTGAAGCTAGTTGTTGGGAAGTAAACGGTAAAGAAGGTATGTATTTTGGCGGTAATGGCTATGTAGCTAAGTTTTATGACGGCTTTAGCGATGCTGGCAATAACATTAATGCAACCGCCCAACAAGCGTACAACTATTTTGACGCTAGAGGTCAATTAAAACGCTTTACCATGCTTCGCCCTATTATTCAGTCAGATAATGCCGTGCCTAGCCTTTCAATAGGTTTAAACATTGATTTTGATAACAATAATGTTAATGGCACTTTGACTTTTAACCCTAGCAATTTAACTACTGGTCGCTGGGACACAGCCACTTGGGATGACGATGTTTGGGGTGGTGGATTAACTACTACTAAATATTGGCAAGGTGTAAGCGGTTTAGGTTATGCAGCAGGCATTAATTTAACTGCCGCATCTCAAAATATTGAAGTTCATTGGTCAAGCACCGATGTTGTAATGGAAAAAGGAGGGGTGCTGTAATTGCGTACAGTAACCACGGAAAAACAGCAATATATGGGGGATTGGTTAGTCAGAATGATGAACCATCCCCTGCCAACAGAAACAGTATGTATAGGTCAAGAAATTGACGGTAATTTAGTAGCAGTAGTAGGTTTTGCTAGTTTTATGCCAAAAGCGTGTCAAATGCACATTGCGGCAGTAGGTGAAGTAAATTGGATGAGTCGAGATTTGTTGTGGGCGGCTTTCGATTATCCCTTTAATAAACTAGGAGTTAGCGTTATACTAGGGCAAGTTTGTGGCAGTAATGAAGATGCCCTAAAACTAAACCGACACCTTGGTTTTAAAGTGATAGCCGAAATCCCAGATGCTCACATGGATGGTGACTTAGTGATTATGGCTATGAGGCGTGAAGATTGTCGTTGGCTCGACATCAAATGCCCTTTAAGGACAGCAAGAGGAGAATGACATGGGTGGTGGTGGATTTTTAGGATTAGGGCCTGCGCCAAGTGCGCCAGCAGCCCCCGATTACACAGGAGCAGCGCAACAAACTGCACAGGGCAACATTGATGCTGCCCGTGTTGCTACTGCTGCTAACCGTGTAAACCAAGTTACCCCTTACGGCAACTTAAATTATGCAATTACAGGTTCTGACCCTTACGGAAACCCTACTTGGACTGCTACTACAAGTCTTTCTGATGTAGGACAACAACTTTTAAATAACCAAAACCAAGCTAGTTTAGGTCTTGGAAGCACTATTAATTCAGCATTAGGTCGCACCCAAGAAATGATGGGTCAAGGCTTTAACCCTAATTTGCCTTCTACTGGTATGAACCCTGGGCAGTCTTACCAAGACGCTTATATGCAACGCCTTGCTCCGCAAATTGCTCAAAATCGTGAAATGACTACTGCTTCATTGGCAAACCAAGGAATTGTGCCAGGAACAGCAGCATACGATAACGCTATGCGTCAGCAAGCAATGAAAGAAAACGACTTATTGTTAGGTGCTACTACTCAGGGTTTTGGCGTTGGTCAGCAAGCAAATCAACAAGCATTTGGTCAAGAACTTACAAAATACAATATTCCGCTTAATACATTGAGCGCATTGCGTAGTGGCGCACAAGTGCAAAACCCTACTTTTGTAAATTCTGCACAACAAGC